GCGCGTTCCGCCGGCGGATGCCGGCACCTTGCCGCGGTGGATGCCGAGGCGGGAGGTAAGACCATGGGGCGACCCTCAAAGCTGACACCCAAGCAATGGGCTGAGGTCGAGCGGCGCTTCTTGGCTGGCGAGAAGCCGGCCGATCTGGCGCGCGAGTTCGGCGTGCACAAGGCCGCAATTTCGCGTCGCGTTGCGCAACCTGCAAAAGACACGAAACGTGTTGCAAATCAACTGGTTGCGGCGGAGCAGGAATTGCGCGCTCTCCCGGTTGCGCAACAACTGCAGGCGCTGAGCCTTGCCGATGAGCTACGCGCCATCAGCATGCACATGGCTGGCGCCGCCAAGTACGGCGCGGCCACCGCCCACCGTCTGGCGGGCATCGCGCACGGCAAGGTGGCCGAGATTGACGACGCGGCGCCAATGGACGATGAGAGCTTCACCGCGCTGAAGGGCATCGCCACCTTGACGCGCATGGCCAACGATGCCGCGGTGATCCCCGCCAACCTGCTGGCCGCCAACAAGGACCACATGAAGGCCCTGCAGCCGGGCGAGGACAAGACGCAACTGTTGCGGGAGCTGGCCGGGCGCCTGCCAGACTGATGGCGCTGCCGCCGCTGACGGCGCGCGAGCGTGCGCGCTGGTACGAACTGAAGGAGCACCCAGTTCAGCGCGCCCTGATCGAGGCCGTCGGCAAGGGCATTCGCTTCCCCGTGGTGCCGGCCGGCCGCCGCAGCGGCAAGACCGAGCGCGCGAAGCGTTTTGTCGCCAAGCAGGCGATGCTGAACCCGGGCGAGCGCTACTTCTTGGCGGCGCCCACGCGCGACCAGGTGAAGCGGATCTACTGGCAGGACATGAAGCTGCTGACGTTCAGCAGCACGCACGACAAGGCGCCCAGCGAGTCGGACCTGACGCTGTGGCTGCCCAATGGCACCGAGGTGACGCTGGTGGGCCTGGACAAGCCCCAGCGCATGGAGGGTGTGATCTGGTCTGGCGGTGTGATCGACGAGATCGCCGACACCAAGGACACGGCCTGGGCCGAGAACATCCGGCCAGCCCTGGACACCTTCAACCCACTGCGGCCGGACTACCGGGCCTGGTGCTGGCTGATCGGCGTGCCGGACGGCCTGAACCACTACTACGACCTGGCGCAGTACGCCCAGAATAGCGGCGACCCCGAATGGGGACTGTTCCACTGGAAGAGCTGGGACATCCTGCCCGAGTCGGTGATCGCGGCCGCGAAGCGCCAGATGAGTGCCCGGCAGTTCGGCCAGGAGTACGGCGCCGAGTTCAGCGGCGCGACCGGCCGGATCTACGAGGACTACGACAAAGCGAACCACGTCAGTGCCCGCATCGAGCCGCAGGAGCAGCTGATGTGGATGCACGACCAGAACTACACGCCGCTGTCGTCGGCGGTCGGCGTGCGCCGGCTCGACGCGCTGTACCTGCTCGACGAGATCGTCCTGACCAGCGCGGTCAGCAAGCAGTCGGCGCTGGAGTTCGTCGAGAAGTTCAAGGCCCACAAGAATCGGCATGTGCTGATCTACGGCGACCCGGCGGGCCGGGCCGGCGAGAAGCACGGCCACACGTCGGACTACAAGGACATCGAGGCGGTCCTGGCCGGCAACGGCTGGACCTACACGCGCAAGGTCAAGCTGGCCCACCCGGCGATCAAGGACCGGCAGAACGCGGTGCGCGCCAAGATCCGCACGGCGGATGGCCACCGCAGTCTGTTCGTCAACCCTGTGACGGCGCCGTACTGCGACAAGGGCCTGGCGACGGTGCAGCTCCAGAAGGGCAGCACGTTCCAGGAAGACCAGACCAACCAGTACCAGCACATCACCACCGCGATTGGCTACTGCGTCGACGTGGAGTGGCCGGCGATCAAGAACACGGCGACGGTGACACCGCTGCGCGCCTGAGAAAGCACACAGCATGGCCCAAACCGTCGCATCCCGATCAGCCGCCGTCGAGCGCATGGCCGCCGACTGGCAGCTGTGCGCCGATCTGCTGGGCGGCACCCGGGCCATGCGCGCGGCCGGCAAGCGGCACCTGCCCAAGTTCCCGAAGGAGGAGCAGGACAGCTACGACGCCAGGCTGGCCACGGCCGTGCTCTTCCCGGCCTACAGCCGCACGGTGGCCACGCTCACGGGAAAGCCGTTCTCCAAGCCTCTGGCGCTGAGCGATGACGCGCCACCTCAGGTGTCCGAGTGGATGCAGGACGCTGACCGCGAAGGCCGCAACCTGCACGCCTTCGCCGCTGACTGCATGCAGACGGCCCTGGGCTACGGCCTGGGCGGCATCCTGGTGGAGTACCCGGTCGTGAGGCGCGAGCCCGGCGCCCGGCCGATGACGCAGGCCGAAGAGGCGGCGCAGCAGCTGCGGCCCTACCTGGTGCAGATCAAGGCCGGCCAGATCCTGGGCTGGCGCACCGAGCGGCGCAACGGCGCCACGGTGCTGACGCAGCTGCGCCTGCTGGAGGTGGCGCACGAGCAGGACGGCGCCTGGGGCACGGCCAGCATCGAGCAGGTGCGTGTGCTGACCCCTGGCAAGTGGGAGATCTGGCGCAGGCCGGATGGCAAGGAATGGCAGGATGCGACGCTGCATGACAGCGGCGTCACGACGCTGACGGTGATCCCGTTCATCCCGTTCTACGGCGAGCGCGCCGGCTTCATGGAAGGCCGGCCGCCGCTGGTCGAGGTGGCGCACCTGAACGTTGCGCACTGGCAGTCGGCCAGCGACCAGCAGACGATCCTGCATGTGGCCCGGGTGCCCATCCTGTTCGCCAAGATGCTGGGCGATGGCGTCGCGCTGACCATCGGCGCGTCGAACGGCGTGAACGCCACGACGCCCGACGCCGACATGAAGTGGGTGGAGCACAGCGGCGCGGCCATCAATGCAGGCAAGGAAGACCTGGCCGCCATCGAAGAGCGCATGCGCCAGGCTGGCGCCGAGCTGCTGGTGATCAAGCCCGGCCAGGTCACGGCCACCCAGACGGGCGTGGAGAACGCCGTCGGCATGTGCGCCCTGCAGCGCATCACGCTGGACCTGCAGGACGCGCTGAACGCTGCGCTGGGCTTTGTGGCGCTCTATGCCCGCCTGCCGGCCGCCGGTGCGGTCACGATCTTCAACGACTTCGGCGTGTCGACGCTGGCCGAAGCATCCGCCGAGCTGCTGCTCAAGGCGAACACAGCCGGCAAGCTGAGCGACGAAACTTTCCGCGACGAGCTGCGCCGCCGCGGCGTGCTGTCGGGCTCGGTCGACGAGGCCACCGAGGTGGAGCGCCTGGAGGCGCAGGGCCCGGCCGGGCTGCCTGACCCGACCGGAGGCAGCGGCGGGGGCGCCTGATGGCCGACACCGTCAATGAGAGGATCCTGTCGGCCGCCATCGGCCACGCGGTGGACCTGACCCGCTACGGCAACGGAGTGGCGGCCAGGATGATGGCGCTGCTGAACCGGGTCGATGGCGACCTGTTCGGCCGCCTGACCGACGCGCTTGAGCAGGCCGGCGAGTCGCCCAGCACCGAGCGCCTGGAGCAGATGCTGGCCAGCGTGCGGCAGATGAACCTGCAGGCCTACCAGACATGGGAGCGCCAGCTCACCGACGAGCTGCGGCAGATGGCCGACTACGAGGCCAGCCATCAGGCGGCGATGCTGCAGGACATCATCCCGGCCGACATCACGGCGACGGTCGGGCTGGCGCGGGTCAACGCCGAGCAGGTCTATGCAGCGGCGATGGCCCAGCCGTTCCGGGGCCGGCTGCTACGCGAGTGGGCTGGCAGCCTGGAGGCCAGCAGGATGGCGCGCATCCGCGACGCGGTGCGCATCGGCTACGTGGAAGGCGAGACGATCAGCCAGATGGTGCGGCGCATCCGGGGCAGCCGGGCCGAGAAGTACACCGACGGCCTGATCCAGATCGACAGGCGCGACGCAGAGGCGGTCGTGCGCACTGCGGTCAGCCACATTGCAGCGGTGGTGAAGGACCGGCATCAGCAAGCCAACGGCGACATCATCAAGGCAGTGGCCTGGCGCAGCACGCTGGACGGCCGGACGTCGAGCGAGTGCCGGATCCGGGACGGCCTGCAGTATGCGCTGGAGACGCACAAGCCCATCGGCCATCAGGTGCCGTGGCTGTCCGGGCCGGGCCGGCTGCACTGGCAGTGCCGCAGCACGTCGACGGCGGTGGTGAAGTCGTGGCGCGAGCTGGGATTCGACGTTGACGAGCTGCCGGAGGGAACGCGGGCCGCCATGGATGGCCAGGAGCCGGCGCAGACGACCTACGGGCAGTGGCTGAAGAAGCAGAGCGCCGCGCGGCAAGACGACATCCTCGGGCCAACCCGGGGCGCTCTGCTGCGGCGCGGCGGGCTGGACATGGAGGCGTTCTACAACGAGAAGGGGCGCATGCTCTCCCTGGAGGAACTGCGGCAGCGCGACGCTCGGGCATTCTCTCGGGCCGGCCTATGATGCTGGCGTGCCGCCCCCCGACCTTCGCCTCGTCACCCCGCCACCGCTCGACGCCACCGGCAAGGCAAAGCAGCGGCTGCGGGAGCTGAGGCCGCGGGACACTGGCACCCTGCAGTGCCCGGAATGCGGCAGCCTCTCGGTCTGCACGGTGCGGGCTGGCGTGGTGGTCACCGAGAAGGGGCGCACACCCGGCACCGTCCGCATCAAGGACGTCTGCGACGACTGCCGACGGACGCGCAAGCGCCTGGTCGACATGATCCCGAGCGGATCGAAACCGAAGCCCGCGCGATGACGCGGCACACATCACCGAAGCCGGCCCTGTGCCGGCTTTCTGCTTTCTGAAGCCCGCCGGACTGGCAGCGACGGGCCCAGCGCCAGCCGGCGAGCATCCCCGGTTGTCGAGACTGCCGGACCGGCCAACCAGGGCGCCGCGCTTGCCGGACGCGCATTCACCAGCCCGATCACACCGCACAAGTACGCGCCGCCTGGCGCAACCCTCAGAGCGTCATAGCTTGGGGCAAGCCCTGCCGGAATGGCGCCGGATCGAGTAACCGGCAACACCACCCAGACGAGGCCCGACGCAGCGATGCGCTCGGGCCTTCTTCATGCCCGCGCCGCGGATGCGGCAGGGCGCCATGCGGCCGGATGGCCGCGCCACCCGTCGGCGGATGCCGGCGAAACCACCACCCACCACCATGCCCTTCAAATATCAGGCCGACGGCCAGATCGCCACCATCGACCACAACGGCACCAAGCTGCCGGTGTTCATCCATGCCGACGGCAAAGAGGCGCCCTTCGATGCCGATGGCACGCTCGGGACCATCAGCCGGCTGAACGGCGAGGCCAAGACGCACCGCGAGGCGAAGGAGGCGGCCGAGGCCGCTCTGAAGCCGTTCAAGGAGGCGGGCATCACCGACGTCGCCGCCGCAGTGAAGGCGCTGAACACCGTCAAGAACCTGAACGACAAGCAGCTGGTCGACGCCGGTGAGGTCGAGCGGGTCAAGAACGAGGCCATCAAGTCGGTG